TCGATTCTCAGTAAGGTCATTCAGCAGTACCGCATCACCGAGGGCATGACCATCAAAGACGTCGAGGCAGCACTACGCCCCGCCGTCGGTCGTGCCCGTGCATCAGCCATCGCTATCACCGAGGTCACCAGAGCAGCAAGCCACGCAACCATCGAGTATCAAACGTACCTTGGCCAGCGTGGCATCCGCATGGAGCGAATCTGGAACACCGATGCCGATGAATTGGTCTGTCCCGTGTGCGTGCCATTGAACAACAAGGGCGAAGACGACTGGATTGAAGAATTCCCGCTTGGTCCACCTGCCCATGTGCGATGTCGCTGTGACACGTCATTGAAGCTGGTCAAGGAGTAGGCATGGGAGTCGAAATCGAAATCCTTGCACGAGTGACGACAGGTCAAATCATGGAGGCGATGCGTACCGTGATGACCGCCTACGCCACGATGGTGCAACACGAATTGAACAACGACAAGCCAGCGCCACCGAAGCCAGGGTCGATGAAATTCGTCAGCGACCGCCAGCGCAAATTCGTCATGGCCAATATCCGCGAAGGCAAAATCACTGTTCCCTACGTGCGTGGTCGAGGCAATAAGCTTCGAGGCAGTGAGACACTCAACCGCAGTTATCGTCTTGATCTCGAAGGCGACACGGTCATGCTCAAATCATCGGCATCCTACGCCAACTACGTCGTCGGCGATGAGCAGGCACAAATTCACCAAGGGCGCTGGACGACGGCGCGCGAAGCGGCGGACCGTATTCATCAGCGAGGCGACTTGCAGTACATCGTGACCAAAGCAATGGAGAATATCTGATGCCAAGTTATACACCGCCTGCCACCGTGGCCAATAATGCCCGCATGGCACTCGAGGTCAGGGCATCGAAGCCGCCGTCACAGCGTGGCATGACGAGCATCGGCATTGCCCGCGCGTCGCAGTTGGCCAATCGTCGTCCCGTCAGCATCGACACCATCGAGCGCATGGTGGCGTACTTTGACCGCCACGAGGTGGACAAAGACGGTGCGACGTGGAGTGAGCAGGGCAAGGGGTGGCAAGCGTGGATGGGCTGGGGTGGTGACGAAGGCAGGGCATGGGCGAATCAGATTATGAAGGAGTATGAAATGAGTGAGACCAAAGAATCGTACAAAGCGAGCCGCCGTCACAGTGAGGCGGACATGAAAATCATTCGCAGCGCTCGACGCATGGCTATCGACATTGCGAAGTCGATGTTCGACCTCGGTGACGACGGTGACGATGCCATGGTCATGGACGAAGAGCCGAAGGCAGTCAAGGCAATCGAAATCGGCGCCGAGTTCAACACACGCCAGCGCATGTTGGTGTCGTCGCTCGTCGAAGTCACGCACGAAGCGGGAAAGTTTGATTGGGGCGTCGGTGCCAACGGTGCGCACTACATGCCCGCAGCGCAGAACCCCTTCGCCACGCAAGGCATCGCCTGCGAACATTGCTTTTTCTACCAACCGACGACCACCGAAGGTTATGGCCAATGCGCCATCGTCGAAGGCATGGTCGAGGAGTATGGTGTGTGTAAGTTTTGGGTGATTCCCGAAGCGACCATCGTCATGGAGACCATGGAATCCGAAGCCGAGATGGTCGAAGACGCCGAAGACGACGACATGATCGAAGCGGAAATTGCGTCCGAGGGGGGTGTACAAAAAGCCCTTGACAATAGCGCAACAATGGAAGTAAGCGACGCCGCCAAAGCATTGGCACGTCGATTGCTGGGGAGAAACTGATGGACTTTGTCAAATCCTTCGGTGGCGGTGTCAAAGCCGTTGCAGACTATACCATCCGCGGTCGTGGCGTCGTGTACGGTGGTGAAGACCTCACTGGCGACACGTTTACCAAAGATACGGACTTCGGCGACACGCGACCATTCGTCGGGATGCCCGTCTACTACGACCACAGCCTCGGGTCAATGCGTGGCCAGATTGGCACGGTCAAAGCGTGGATGCCAACCGATGACGGCATCGATGTCGAGATTGAACTCGACCGTCGCAACAAGTACATCGGCGACGTGATGAAGCTTGTGAAGTCGGGCGCCCTTGGGCTTTCGACGGGTGCACTGAGTCATCTCGTTGTCCGAGACGGAGGCGAAGTGAAGCGCTGGGTCGTCGGTGAAATCTCACTGACGCCAACGCCAGCCGAGCCCAGAACCATATCCGCAGTCAAGCGCCATGAGGACACGGTGTCGAGCGATGCTGGCACCACGTCAGGCGATGACCATATAACCGATTCTCAGCAAGGAATTACACCAACCATGTCAGACATCAAAGACGCAGTCAAAGCCGCCATCAATGAATTGGCAGGCGAGCCCGTCAACGGTGGCACCTTCGTGCCAGCCCCCGCAGTCAAGACGTTGCCAGCCGTAGTGGACAGCGAAGATGCCTTCGCCAGCCGTGACTACGAACGTGCCTACAAGAGCTTCATCCGTGGCACCGCCGATGCCAGCGCACTCAACGTATTGCACAACGCCAAGAGCCATGCGTTCAAGACCATGACCGAAGGCACCAACAACGACGGTGGCTTCACCGTTCCCACCACGGTCAACCGTGAAATCACTGCCAAGCGCGACGACATGAGCTTGCTTGGCCAATTCGCCTTCACGCGCATCACCACGGAATCGTGGAAGCACATCATGCCTGCGCAGTCAACGAAGGCAACCGCTGGTATCGTCGGCGAAGGCGTCACTGCCACCGCCAGCGAGCCAAACTTTGCCAACTCGAAGACCATCCAGCTCTACAAGGACACCCTTGAGTTCGCATTGTCCGATGAACTCTTAGCCGATACGTCGAGCAACCTCGAGCAGTTCTTGCAAATCGAAATTGCGCGCGCCATGGCCGTGTCATCGAACAACTACATCATCAACGGCACAGGATCAAGCCAGCCCTACGGATTGGCAACCCGCGTGACCAACAGCGTGACATTGAGCGCCGCTGCATACACCAATGCGCAGGTCGTATCATTGTCCACCGCAGTGAACGGCAACTACCTGCAAAATGGCCAAACAGGCTGGGTCATGCGCAACGCCACCTGGGGTGCTATCCGCACGTTGGACCTGACCAACTACCATCCGTTGAGCATGATTGAGAACGGCCAGCGCAAAATCGAGGGCTGGAACGTGGCACTCAGCGAAGCCGTCGCCGCCATCGGTACGACCAACAAGTCGAGCTACTTCGGGAACTTCGCCTACTACGCCTTCTGTGAGCGCACCTCGGGTGTGCAGATTGACCGCTGGCGCGACGTACGCAAGGGCATCACCTACATCGTTGCGTCATGGCGCTACGGTGGCGATGTCACCCAGCCCGAAGCCTTCGCCGTCGGCACCCACGCTTAATAACACGCTGGCGGGACGGTGCTTCGGTGCCGTCCCGCCTCTGGAGATGCCATGCAAGTACAACTTATCCACCGCCTCGTCCACAGTGACGGCAACGTGCACACCGTGTTCGAGCCAGGCGACATCTACGAGACGACCGACGCCGATGCGCAGATTCTCATCGAGCAAGGTAGTGCGGTCGCCATCGAGGAACCAAAGACCGAAAAGCCGAAGCCAAAGAAGGTGTCATAGTGGCGTACATCACCGCGACCGACCTCAAAAACTACATGAAGATTTCGGGCAACTCCGATGACACCCAGCTGGCACTCTTTGCAGACCGTGCCCAGCATGTTATCGAAGAGTTCACGCATCGTGTCTTCGAGTGGTCAGGTTCAGGGACGGTGAAGAAGTTCACTCCGACATCGTACTTGGACGGCGGCGACCTTCTCGACTTCTACACGCTGTCGATGGGCTTCAGTGAATTCTTTGAACTCACCAGCATCACCAACGGCGACGGCACTGCCATCTCGACATCGGACGTCGTACTTTTGCCAGGCAACATGACGCCGAAGTACGCCATACGCATCAAGAGCAGTGCGAATATCATGTGGACATACACCTCGACCATCGAAGAGTCGGTCAGTGTGACCGCCAAGTGGGCATACAGTGCCACACCGTCAGCGGACATTGTGCAGGCTGCACTCCGCATCGGTGCATATCTGTATCGCCAGCGTGACGGCACGCCAGACAGCGACCGTCCCATCGTGTCCGCCGATGGTGTCGTCTTGTCCGCACCACGCATTCCCAGTGACGTCCTCGAATTGCTTCGGCCATATCGACGGAGGTCATAATGGGCAGTCAGCTGGCAACCATTGTCACGACCATCGGTGCCATGACCATCACGGGCTACGCCTACGATGTTCATGTCGGCGATGAGATGCGCAATCACTTTGACATCGCCAATGTGCCATGCCGAGTCATCAACGCCATTGGCTTCTCGTCGTCGATGACAAAGACCCAGACCTTCGGGTCTGGCCATGTGCTCTCGACGGAGTGGACCATCACCGACATTGCGCTGATTCGCAAGGCGGGCATGGGACTTGGACTCAAGGATATTCAACCCGACCTCCAAGGCTACCTCGCAGCGTACCATGACGCCGTGCGCACATTGGTGACGAATCGCTGGGTGCTGACACGGTGTCAGCTTCGTCCTTCGGTATTGGAATGGCCGCAGGCGTCGGGGTCATACTATGACGCAGTGACGGCAACATTGACGATTACGGAAATCGTAGAGTAAGGACAAATCAATGGCACAAACTACAGCCGCCGTCAACGGTGCCGCCGCTACGGTATGGATATA